ATTACAAGATAAGAATACCAAAATGGTACTTTGTAAGGGTCCAGCAGGAACAGCTAAAAGTCTATTAAGCGTATATGCAGCTTTAAATGCTATTAATAGTAAGAAAATAGGTGAAATATTCTATGTTCGTAATCCAGTAGAAAGTTCTACTCATAATCTTGGATTCCTTAAAGGTGATTTACATAGTAAACTTGATCCTTATCTTCAACCATTAATGGATAAACTACATGAATTATTACCAAAAGGACAAGTCGAAATGCTATTAAAACAAGAAAGAGTTAAGGGTCTGCCAGTAGGTTTTTTAAGAGGATTAAGCATTAATGCTAGTTATATTATCTGTGACGAAGCTCAAAATTTAAGTGTTCATGATTTATTGCTAATTACCACTAGAATGGGTAAGTTCAGTAAATTAATATTAATTGGAGATATTAGGCAAGCTGATATTAAAAATAGTGGTTTTGAAAAAATATATGATCTTTTTGATGACAAGAAAAGTGCAGATAAAGGAATATGTACTTTTAAATTTGGCAGAGAAGATATCATGAGAAATGATATCTTAGCATATATTATTGAGAAATTTGAACAATTAAAGTAAGTCTAGTGTAACCATCTTTATGGCTCCACTAGTATCATTAGACGATCAAACAGAAAAACGGATAGGTTTAGTTTACAACAGCCAAAGTGGACTTTATCAAGCTCTTGATTTTAGCAAAATAGATGATATAGAATCTCTTTTAAGAAACTCTTCTAGCCCAACTAATATTGATGCTTTTGGTAGATTAAGAGTTTCAGAACCATTCACTCTTGGAGATTATAGTCATGTTTATGGTGAAGAAACCGAACTTCTCACAAAAACAAGTGGAACAAATTCGAGTATTAATTTTAATATTTTAAAAGCTCAAGCAGAATTACAAGTTGGAACTGGCGCTAATGATTTCACTATTCATCAAAGTAGAATGTATCATCATTACATGCCAGGAAAGAGTCAAGTAAGTTTACAAAGTTTTAATTTTAGTGGAGTAAGATCTGGGACAAATAAAAGAGTAGGACTTTTTGATGATAGAAATGGCATATTTTTTATGCAAAGTGGAGATGGAAGTTTAAATTTTGTTTTAAGAAGCAATGCATCTGGATCAGTCAATGATGATATTATTCCACAAAGCAGTTGGAATACTGATACTTGTAATGGTAGTGGATTTTCGCAATTTAATTTAAATCCAACAAAAACACAATTATTTTGGGTAGACTATGAATGGTTAGGAGTAGGAACAGTTAGAGTGGGATTTGTAAATCAAGGAAGATTTATAACAGCTCATCAATTTTATAATAGTAATATTAAAGATTCAGTATATATCAGTAATCCAAATCTTCCTATTCGTTGCGAAATTAAAAATTATAGCAATACAACTGGCGTAGATTATATGCAACAAATTTGTGCTACAGTTTTCAGTGAAGGTGGTTATAATGAAGCAGGAGTAGATTTTGCTGCAAGAACAACTGGATATAGAAATATTGCTGCACAAAGTACTTTACCAGTTATAGCAATTAGATTAAAAACAGGATATTATGGACAACCAAATAGAAGCGTTGTTAGATTAGGTTCTACAGAATTCTATAGCGCTTCACAACTTTGTTCTTATGATATAGTCAGACTTCCAAGTGGAGCTTCATTAATTGGAGGATCTTGGGTAAGTGCAGCTGATGATAGTGTTGTAGAATATAATATAAATGCTACAGGTTATAGTCTTTCTGGAGCAAATATAGTTGATGTTGGATTTCTTCCAGCTGGTGGAGTTGGAGTTGGTAATACAAGTTCATCAGCAGCTAATATAGCAAGTGCATCAACAGCAAAACGTAGTTATCTTAGTCAAAATATAGATAGTACAGATAGTAATATTTTTGCTTTTATATTTAGAAATTTTGCATCTGGCCCTGGAAATACTACAGATACTCTTGCTGGAATACAATGGCGAGAAACTAGATAATTTTATATTATCATTTTATATATTTAATGTGTAATAATAATTAATATGGCAGAATTATTTAGAGACTCAGGTTTTGAAAAGATAGCTTTAGTTGCCACCTCAACAGGAGCAGCTAAGTTAATAGACGCACCAGGACAAGACAAAAATATTTATATTTTAGGCGTTCATACTAGTGGAAATGTTGCATTGAAAGAAAATGATGCCGCAGGAAATACAATTATGTTTGTTGCCGCTGGTAATGCAAATCTTCCTTCTACAATCAAAGTAACTACAAATACTGGAGTATATAGTTCATTAGCTAATGTTTCAGTATTTTATTACGTAGATTAATATATTTAGATTTATAATTAAATTTAACATATAATACATATATGTTAAAAATTTATTGTTCTGAATGTGGTTCACCAACTGAATATTCCTTAAATAAGCCTAAATTTTGCACAAATTGTGGAAATTCATTTTTTGGTGCTAAAAAAGAAGAAAAAGTAGCTTTACCAGTACAAATGCAAAAGCCAACTATAACTAAAGCCAAAAGACCAAATATCGAACCAGAAGATTACGAAGATGATAATACTGAAATCACAGAAGTAAATGAAGTACCAGATATTGATAATTTAGATTTTGATCTCGATATTAATGAACATAAAGGAGAAAAAATTGGTAATATAGTTGGTTCTTCTGAAAGAAACGATTTAAGAAAACATAGATCATCAGAAAAAGTAGATACTAAAAAAGTATTAGAGGATTTTGCAAGAGAAGGTGGAGCAATTCGTCCAGCTTCAAGAACATCAACCAATTCAGCCAAACGTCGTAGAGGACGAAACAATGGCTAAAAAACCCAAGTTTGAAAATTGCATAGATAACATAAATACAGAAATCCTTAAAAGAAAAAATAAGTGGAATTTAACAGCAATTGCTTGGATGGATTTTAGCGATGTTTCTCAAATTTTAAGATTTCATATTTATAAAAAATGGCATCTTTATGATGCTACAAAACCTCTTGCACCTTGGGTTAATAGAATTATAAGCAATCAAATTAAAAATCTTATTCGCAATAATTATAGTAATTATACAAGACCTTGTTTAAAATGTTCAGCAGCAGAAAGCGATGATGGTTGTGGAATTTATACCAAACAATGTTCAGCTTGTCCATTATACGCAAATTGGGAAAAGAATAAAAAAAGTGCACATGATACAAAATTAACAGTAAGCTTAGAAAATCATGTTCAAGAAATCAATGATATGAAAAATGAAAATTTCAATCTTGAAGCCACAGCACAAAATGTTCACGATAAAATGCATAAAATTTTAAAACCTATAGAATGGAAAATTTATCAATATTTATATATTGATGGAAAAGATGAAGAACAAGTTGCAAAACTCATGGGTTATAGAACAACAGAAAAGAATAGAATGGCAGGATACAAGCAAATTAAAAATTTAAAAAAATCAATTATTATTAAAGTTAAAAAACATTTATATAATGGAGACATTGATATTATATGAGCGAAGATATTTTCGTATTAACAGAAGAGCAACAATTAAAACTCTTAACAGAATGGAATAATCGTCCAGATAATCCTCCATCTTTAGCGGAGTTAGTTAAGCTTGCTTTTGATAGAGATGATCTGGATGGTAGAAGTAAAGAAGGCAAAGCTGTAAAACAATTTCTTGCTTCTAGACAAATCAAACCAAGGAAAAGCCATGAATATGAAGCTAAAGGTTTAATAGAACTAACAAACGAGCAAAAAGAATATATCAGTAATAATTGCTTGACTATGACTGGTTTAGAAATGGCTAAAATTTTATTTAAAAATGAAGCATTAACTAATTTATGCCAAGAAACTAGAAGCGTATTGGAATATATGAAAATTATTCCAACTAATATTAAATATAATAATACAGAAAATGAAGATGTAGCTTCTGGAGATTATAAACCACCACGCAGTGAAGAAAGAATGATTGCGAAAATCAATAAATATGTTTTAGATGGTATTGATAAAAATAAAATCACTCATGCTCAAAAAAGAGAAATTATTGCACTGATTGGTTATATGAATACTCATAGATTTATTCACCAAATTAATCTTTATGATAATGAAAGTGATAGAGAATTATTTGAGAGTAGTTTTATAAGATATACATATAATAAAGCAGACTTAACCCAAGAAGAAGTTGACCAATATATTGTTCTTTGTACAGAAGTATTAATATCTTCTAATATTCAACAAACAATTGGAGTCCTTCAAAATCAAATTGATCTTGCAATTCAAGAAGATGGCAAAATTCCAATGGCTATAGTAGAAGCAAGTAATACTGCTAGAAAAGAATACAACGATTGCGTTAATCGTCAACAAAAATTAAATAATGATCTTAAGGTAAAGCGTAGCGAAAGACTTAGCAAACAAGTAAAAGAAACAGCATCAATTATTAACCTTGTTCAAATGTGGAAAGAAGAAGAGAGCCGTGCTAAATTAATTAAAATGGCAGAAATGAGAAAGAAAACTGTAGAAAAAGAAATAGATAGATTATCATCTATGGATGAAGTCAAGTGCAAAATATTAGGAATTTCAAAAGACGAAATATTGAATGGTTAATTTTATGTCAGTTATTTGCAAAGTAGATGGTAAAGAATTTAAAGATGAAAAAAGTTTGCATCTTGCACTTCGTGGTTATGGTTTAAATAAAGAAAAATACTATCATACTTATTATCCCAAAAAAGATCTTCTTACTGGCGATACTATTAATTTTAAAACAAAAGAACAGTATTTTAATAGCGATTTTAATGATAAGAATAATATGAAAAAATGGCTCAAACAACAGCCATTAGATAAAGCTCAAGAATATACAAAACAATTATTAATCAAAAGAAAAGAAGATAAAAAATTAACATATAGTCCTTCTCAAGTAGAGCTAAGAACTATTATGGCGCCATCTATTATTTCTTATAATAAATTATTTAATGATTATTATGATGTTTGCTCTAGTATAGGATTAGAAAACAAATTTATACATCCAAACAATATTATTCATCAATTTAAAAATAAATTAAATTCAAATGATACCATTTACGTTGATACCAGAGAACAAAACTGGCTTAAATTTAATATACCTTTTGAAATAAAAACCTTACCTTATGGCGACTATACTTGTTCTAATGATAATTGTAGTTGTTTTATAGAAAGAAAAAGCTTAAGTGATTTTATTAGCACTTTGAGCGTTGGTAATCTAGAAAGATTTAGAAATGAGATTATTAAAGCTAAAAAAGATAATGCTTATCTTGTTGTTATAGTAGAGGAAAAGCTTACAAATGCATTAAGTTTTCAATATCTTCCTCATATTAGCAAAAAAATAAAAGCAACACCAGAATTTATATTTCATAATGTTAGACAATTACTTCAAGAATTTGATAACTTACAATTTCTTTTTGTTGATGGTAGAGAAGAGATGAAAAGAGCTATAGAATCTATTTTAGCTAGTAAATGCTTTTATAAAAAGATAGATCTACAATTAGCTTATGATATGAAACTTTTATGATATATTGTCCAGATAAATATTTAAGAGAAGTAAAAGATGTTAACGCTGAATTATCTCAGCTTAAAGGATTTCTCAATGATAAAGAAGCTAAAATCTCTTTAGCCAAATTTCTTAGAGCTAATCTTGGATTTACAACAGAACTTATTAGTGGAGTTAAACTAGCTCCATATCAGGAGTTACATCTTAAAGCCTTAATGAATAGAAATTTTAATATGTGCGTCTTTGGTCGTGGTTGCGGTAAATCTTTTATGGGTGCAGTATTTTGTTTTCTTCAATGCGTATTTGAACCTAATACAAAGATTCTTATAGCTGGCCCAACATTTAGAACAGCAAGATTTATTTTTAATAATCTTGAAAAGATTGTAGAAAGTCCCGGAGCAGAATTATTATCTCAATGCTTCGGTGTTAAAGCAAAAAGAAATGATCAATTTGAATGGCA